TTCCTGCCAGCCACCCGCGTCGTTTGTCGCGCACCATCCGCACGCCAATTCGCACCATTTTGCGGCCCGCTGATTTGCCGCGTTATCAGCCGTAGAAGCTCACGACCCCCACACAAGGGATGCCAATATGGTCAGCCCTCACATCCACCATCCGCGTGTGATAGACTGCCGTTAGTCTCGAAAATGGACCCGTGGCATGCGGATTGAACAGACCAATTCAGTATTCCTCGGGCAACAGGATCGTCGTCATGGTCCGGTCCCACTCGGTGATGATGTAGAGGCGGTCGCCGCCATCGGTGCGGTAACAACTCAGCAAGCGGGAGCCGTGTTCGAGGGCGTCCTCGTTGGCCGCCTTGTCTTCGGCGCAGAGCTCGTCACCCCAATCGCCACAATGATGACGGCGGAGGTATTTCGATAGGTCCACGTTCAGGGCAAGCGCACCGGGAGTGGCGTAGGTGCTCCCAATCGGGAAGCGGGGTTTCATCAGTTGGTATGGCATAGGATCTCGGGGTTGGTGGTTTATCAGGAATCAATCAGATCGTCGAAGAGGCCGGGGATGAAGGGATTGAGCGCGTCTTGCTCCTGCCGGAAGAACTCGGCTTTCGTCTTGCCCATCTTGCGTCCTTGGGGGGTGTGGCAGTCATAGGCGTAATCGGGAATCGGGATGTATTCGCCGGATTGTTCGAGTTCGTCGGTGAGCGTTTCCGGATCCAACCCCGCCTGCTGGTCATAGACAAAGTTTTGCAGGTGGTCGGCGTCGCGGCTTTTTTTGGCCATGCAGAGCAGGATCACCGCCTTGGAAATGAAGATGCGCCCTTTCGGAGCCTTCGCCGCCGTGTTGCGGTTGATCTCGGTGTAGCTGTCGTGCAGGGCTTTCACCTCCGCCGTGAGGATGCCCCAACAATCCTCCGCGCTAACGGTGAGCAGACGCCTCCAGACATACTGGCCAAATCCGCTCGCCCAAAGTTCAAGCCCCCAATATCCGGCCAGCTTTGCGTCACCGCGCCGGATTGCCTTCTGCATCGCGCTGGAAACGGCCGGGAAGCTGTAACCGCGCGTGGTGTGTAAGTGATAACTCATCGTCTGCTAGAATGTCAGTTTGACACACGAGGTGAAAGCAGTTTGATCCACCATTTATCACAGCTTCACGGACTGGCGGCGGGGCGCGTCCATCGAAACCCGGTCCTGGCTCTTGTAGGATTCAAGCCGAATGTGCGCCTTCCACTTGCGCTTGAGGTAGCGCTTCTCGGTGGCGATGCGTTCCTCGCTGCGGAACAAACTGTTGCCGCCGAGGTTCTTGTCGCGCTCCTGGACGAAGCAAAATCGCGCCTCGTTCCAGACCAGCCGGTTGTCCAACAGCTCCTGGAGCGTGGCGTCGATGTCGCACTTGCATTTGAGCAGTTCGTCCCACTTCGGCACGCCGCCTTTCTCATCGCGCACCACGCCCACCGCGCCCCCGACCCAATGGTTCACTCCAAACGGATCATTGCGCTGGAGAAGCCGTGGATCGCTCCGCTGGTGCCAGCCGAACAACCGTGCCCCGGCCCCACGCGCACACCACGCCGAGTTTTCGAGCATGGCGATGGTTTCGGCGACTGACAGCTTCCGACACCGAAGGGACACCATGCAGACGCAGGCCGAAATATCGTCGTCGAGCATGACGATGGCGTCCTCGGTGAAATGTTTCAGCACCCAGTTCCGCACGGCGCTGATGCCGGCGATCTCGTCGGGGATGGTTTCTATTTCCAACCCGGTGTGCCGGTAATGTTCAGCCTCACTTGCGGGAACCAGCAGCGTCGCCGTTGGGAACAGCTTGTGGCTGGTGATCGAGCGGCTTCGGCTCCGTGACAGGATCACCAAGCGAAGTTTCAACGGGCGGAATTCCGGCCAGATTGGCGCGGCGGCAGAGTTCAATGAGTCGTTTTCCATGGAGCACGCGGCCGAGGCCGATTTTGTGGGTTCTGCGGTTGATCGAGTAGTCAACCTCGCGCACCCCCATGAGTTGAAGCACCTGCATCCAATCCCGCAGGTCGTGGAACATGAACACGAGGTAGTCGTGGGTCTCGAACGCCTGGCATTCCATCCGGGGAATCATTTCGATCTCGTCCTCCGGGTTGGCGGCGTCGTCCATCAGCTTGCGAATCTCGTCCTCCATGAAGCCGGTGAGTTCGATGTCGAAGTTTGGATCGGCGTCGGCGATGGATTTGAGCACTTTCCGCAGGTCGTCCTCGTCGAGTTCAGCCAGCTCCGAGAGGCGGTTGTCGGCGAGTAGGTCGGCCAGTTCTTCCGCTTCGCTGGCATAGTCTTGTTCGTCCACCGGAATCGTTGCACAACCAATCAGCAACGCCGCCTCCAAACGACCGTGACCGCGAACAATCAACCCCGACCGCTTCGACACGGTGACCGGATTGCGCCAGCCCTGCTCCTGGATGATCGAGGCAAGAAGCTGGATCTGATGGGCGCTGTGGCGGTTCGGGTTGACCGGGTTGGGCTTGAGGGAATTTGGATCGACGAGGGCGGTGTGGGCGCAATGCACGGGGATGGTCATGTCCCATAACCCTCCGTCAACCCGCCGCGCCCCAACCTTGACACCACCGCCCCGTTCATCCGTAGTCTGCGGACAGCCTCATGGATCACACGACCTTCGCCCAACTTCTCCGCAAATGGAGGGAACGCAATGGATACAGCCAGCGCGACGCCGCCGAACAGTTGAAGGTTTCAAAACGCAGCCTGGAGAACTGGGAACAGGAACGGGCGATGCCGCAGGGATTCGGGCTTCAGGCGATGCTCGAAATCATCAAGCCCAAGCGAAACCGGAAGTGACGCCCGGTTGACGTGTCCGCAACTTGCGGATGGAGCCTGTATCACCTGACATCGCCAAAAAACTGCTATCGCGGGACTTCGCCAATCTGGTGGGTCGTGTGCAAAAAGGCGGCAAGCTGACCCGTACCGAGCGGTCGATGCTGCAATCGATGGCCACCGGCACCGGTGCCGCCCCCACCACAGCGACCAACTACGTCGAACTGGCCGCCATCCTGGGAATCACCCGCCAGTCGGTGAACACATGGAAGAAGCGCAAGGACGCCCCGAAGCCAGCAGCCAACGGCCTGCACGATGTGGCGGCGTGGCGGGAATTTATGCGGCGCAATGAACTAAAAGGTGGAGATGTGCCCACCCATGACGCCGCCGACATCGAAACCTCGCTCAAAGCCCGCAAGCTGCTCGCCGAAGTGGAGGAACGAGAACTGCGGCTTGGTATCAAGCGCGGGGACTTCGTGGCGGTCGAGGAGGTGAGACAAGCGTGGACCGAGCTCGTCGCCCAAGCGGCGTCCATGCTTCGCAAGAAGTTTGAGCAGGAACTCCCCCCCATTCTACTTGGCCTTGATGCCACTGGAGTTCAGGAAGAGGCACGGGCTGCCATCGATGAGGTGTTGACGATCCTCCACCAGGGAGAATGACAACCGCTGCCACCCCACGCATGAGACTCGAACAGATCTGGCGCAATGCCTGGCGTCCCCCGGATCGACGTCCCCCGTGGGCGTGGTGCGAGGAACACATCACCTCAATTCCCTATTCGCCAATTCCCGGGCGCTTCCGCTCGGCCAACTCGCCGTGGATGCGCGAGCCGATGGAGGCTCTCGTCGATCCAAGAATCCGCATCGTGAGCATCATTGCTTCGATTCAGAGCGGCAAAACGAGTGTGGGTGAACTCGGACTCGCGCACATCATTGCCAACCACCCAGGGCCCACTCTCTGGCTCGATCAAACCGACGATGACGCCAAGGACCAGAGCGAAAGCCGTCTGCAAAAGCTGTTTGATGAATGCGATCCGGTGAAGGCGCTCTATCCGGCGAACCGCCACAAGCGAAGACTGGCCACCGTTCACTTCGCCAACGGCATGACGCTGTGGGTGCTTGGAGCTCATAACAAGACCAACCTCCAACGCCGTTCGATTCGTTGGCTCATCGGCGATGAAACCTGGCGTTGGCCGCTGGGTCACATGGCGGAAGCTGAAGCCCGTGTCACCGCATTTGGCTGGTTGGGCAAATGTTTGTTCATGTCCCAAGGCGGCGAGGACGACGACGACACCCACCGCAAGTTTGAAACGACCAACATGCGCGAGTGGACATTCGCCTGCCCGCATTGCCACCACCGCCAACCGTTCAAGTGGGAGCAAGTTGAATGGAGCAAGGACGCCCGCCACGAATCCGGCGAGTGGGATTTCCAGCACGTCCGCGACACCACCACGATGCACTGCGTCTCGTGCAACCACTACTTCGACGACACCGACCGCATCCGCCGCGAACTCAACCTGACCGGTTGCTACGTCACCACCAATCCGAACGCGCCCAAGGAAAACGCCGGATTCCATTGGAATGCTCTCTGCGCCATGAGCTGGGGCCGCCTCGCCGAGTTGTATCTCCGCGCCAAAAACGCCGCCCGCAAGGGGGATGTTAGCCTGATCCAGCAGTTCTACCAAAAGCGGTTGGCGCTCGCGTGGCGCGAGTATCTGGAGGACTACCGCTTGGACATCGTTCCCGGCGGCTATCTCAAAGGGG